TGCCCGCCCCTGGGAGCCCCCATTAAATAAACGGATAATTAATCCGGTTGTTTATTATCTGAGCTAACCAGTCATCATATTATTATTACTTGGTATATCTACTATGGGCATTCGAGCTACTAATGCCCAATACGGGCATTTACCCCTCGGTAATCCCTCATTTTATGGTTGACAAAGGCCCCATTGACCACTACCCTGTAGGCTAAATAGGCTTCTTGGAAGAGCCGGGGCGTTCGCCCATCGGCTCCCACGACGGCGCAAATCGCGTCGAAATCATTGACAGACAATCTAAGTGAGCAGGTGCCTTCATGGGCAAGATGCCCTTGCATTTGCGGAATCCGTGGCACTCCCGCGCGAACTACACGCGGCGGGAGAAGCACGCGATTTGCCGAGCCAAGCTTGAGCGGGAGCTGATGAACGGCCGCAAGCCGACCGCTGTCCAAAAGCTCCTCTTGGATCAGGCGGGCTTGATGATCCTGGACTTGAGAGACGTTGAAGACGCCTACTGCGACCGGAATAAGCCCCTTCCCAAGAACTACTACACGCGACAGGCCCGGCTCCTAGCCATCATCGGCAAGCTGCAATCCGTTGGCTCCAAGGACAAGAGGGCTAAGCCCCCCAAGGGGAGCACATCGGCTGCTAGTGGCTTGGACTTGGCCAACATCATCCAGGGGGGCGGCAAGGATGAATGAGGCCAGGCAAGGCATTCGTTGCCAGGAAACCGCTCCCTGCCCTCCCCCCGCTCTGGGGCCTGGCCCCGGCCGTGGGCATAAGCGGGCCGACCGCACCAATGAAGGCATATTGGCGCGTTGGCGTGAGTCTGGCCCCTCAGGTTTCTACGACTGGCTTGGGGATGTTGAGCCCCGGATACTTACCAGGGCCAACCAGTACGAGCCCTTTCGGCCTACAGACCGGCAGCGGGAAGAGATTGATAGCATCCTGGCGGTTGACCAGCATGGCCGCTTTGTCCACACACTCTCTCTTTTGATTGAGCCCCGTAGGCACGGCAAGAACACCATCTTTGCCCTTATCGTCCTGTGGCTCCTGACCTCCCGCGCAAACTGGGTTTGCCAACTTCTAGGGAATACCCTGGACCATGCCCGCCGGGTCCAATTCCGGTTGCTCAAGCGGATCATCGTCCACAGTCCCAAGCTAGCGGCCATGCTCCCGCCTGAGTTGCAGACCGCCAACGAAATCTCTTTCCCCCCCTTGGACAGCCGCGTTCAGCTTGGGGAGGGCGTCAACCTTGCCACCGCTTTTGGTGACCGCCTGTCCTGTTTGTGGGTATCCGACTTCCACGCCTCCCCGGACCTGGGGCCGTTCAACGCCCTCCAAGCCGCCTTGCTGGATACCGAGGATTCTCTCTGTCTAATTGATTCCAACGTTGACCCCATGGATGGACACGTCCACGCCTTGCAAAAAGGGGCGGCTGGCGATCCGAGTATATTTGCCCACCATGTCAGTTACCGGGACCTGGAGGACTTCGAGGCCAACGCCCCGGCCTGGATTGATCGGGGTAAGGCCAGGCGCTTGCAGAGGACCGCTCTCCCGGCCGACTTCAAGCGGGACATTATGGGCCAGCGGTCAGACGCCAAGAACGCTCTCTTCCCTTCCGAGGTAATCAAGCGCTGCCAATCGGCCTACAAAATTCCTGTGGCCGATTTAAGTTCAATCTCCCTCGGTAGGTCCTACAAAATCGGCGGGGGCCTGGACCGCTCCAAGAATTTGATGGGCGGAGATAACACCGTCTGGACGGTGGTCGCCAAGATTGCCAGCCCGGAGAGCGGGGAGCCTGAAGTCTATGTCCTGAACCAGGTTGTCTTCACCCTCAACACCGGACGGGCGATCAAAAAGGCCATTCTCAAGGACCACGAGCGCTACAGGCTGGACAACGTGGTCTTGGAGAACTATGAGGTCGCGGACCTGGCCCCCTGGCTGGCTGACCAGAAGATACCCTTTGAGCTTGTCTCCCCCCACGAGCGCTTGCAGAACTCGGCCTTCCCTGAGTTCGCCCGCATAGCGCGGGAGGGGAGGCTGCATTTCCCGTCGGGCCAAAAGCAGCTTCAGCAAGAGATGCAGACCTTCACCTATCAGGCTGGCCGGGCCGGCATGTACCGTTTTGGGCACGCCACCACCGCCGACCATGACGACTGCGTTTACAGCCTGAACTGGGCCATTTTCGCACTACGGGAGGCGGTGCTGGCCGCTTACTCATTGGGGTCTTTCGTCTGCCACAACCGGAGCCCGCACAGGGTCTATTGCTTCCTGATGGGCAAGGGTGACCTGGAGCTTCCGGGCTGCAAGCAGGATTGCCCAGCCTACCAGCGAGTTGAAGAAATGTTCCGGCAGTTCAAGCAGGTCAGTTTGGACGATGAACTGACCCTGCCGGAGTTCTATGCCGATTATGTCCGCTTCGAAGGCGCGCGGATCAGCCAGGCCGCCTAGGAGACAATGCAGATGCTCTTCCACTCGACAGTGCCCGACCTAATCCGGCGGTTGAACATCCGGGCCGATTCCAAGGCCAATCAATTGCGCAAGCTGGACACGGCCAAGCGGCTGGACCTGTACACCGGCAGGCACGCGGCCCACTTGGAAGAGCAGCTCAACAAGCTGTTCAGCGAGCCCGACAAGCTCCCCCAGGCCTGGCTCAACATCACCAAGAAGGTGGTCAACAACCTGGCCCAGGTCTATCAGGAGCCGCCCACCCGGACCGTGGAAGGGACTGACCAGGACAGAGAGATATTCGCGGAAATCGCCAGCCAGACCCGGCTGGACGTGAAGCTGAAGCAGGCAACCCGTTTGCTGAAGCTGCTGAAGACCATCTGCATCAGGCCGGTCTGGCGAAATGGCCGCATGGATATTGACCTGCTGACCGGCAACATCCTGGATGTCGAAATAGGAGACACCCCTGAGGACCTGAAAAAGGTGCTCATCACTGATTACGGCCAAAGCAACCGGCTCCAGGAAATTGAATACTCCCTGTGGACGGCGGACGAGTTCCGGCGTCTGGACTACCGGGGCAATGAAATTAAATCAGAGCCCAACCCCTACGGGGTGTTGCCCTTCCTGCCTGTGTTTGACTATGCGCCCACGGGGAGCGACTTCTGGCTGCCTGGCGGTGAAGACCTGATTCAGCTTCAGGAGGCCATCAACCTAAAGCTGACTGACCTTCTGTACCTCTTGTCCACCCAATCCTTTGGCGTCGGCTGGATAAAGGGCGTTCCCGGCGCGGGCAACCTTCGGGTTGATCCCGGTTCCCTGGTGGAACTGCCTGCTGAAAAGGAAGCCGCTCTGGGCTTTGTCCATCAAGAGGCCCGTATTGAAGAGGTGGTTGCCGCCCTGGACTGGCTTATCAAGCAGACGGGCATATCCCACGGGCTATCTGCCACATCTTTGTCCACCGATCCGCAAGAGGCCTCCGGCCTGTCCAAGCTGGTTGACTCGCGTGAGCTTCAGGAAATGCGGCGGGATGATATCGCCCTCTGGCGCTCCTATGAGCATCAACTATTCTCGCTAACTCGCCTGGTCTGGAACGTCCACAATCCCGCGCGGAAGGTGACGGAAAAGGCGGCGATCAAGCTCGACTTCGCCGACCCCAGACCGGAAGTCGAGCCTCAAACCCAAACCCAGGTATGGGACTCGCTCTTGGCCATGGGGGTCATTTCCCCGGTGGATATCATCCTGGAGCGCAATCCAGACCTCAAGACCCGAGAAAACGCCCTGGCCTTCTTGCTGCAACTGCAAGAGGAAAGCCGGGCTTTGAAGGAGTGAGTCATGGGTGACCAGGACCAGAGCAAGCAAGATAACGGCAACGGCACCGGTAACGCCGATCAGGACAAGGCCCAACAGGACAAGGGGACGGGAGCGCCTCCCGACAAAGGCGAACACATGATCCCCAAGAGCCGCTTTGACCAGGTGGTGAGCCAGCGCAAGGCAGCGGAAGCCGCCTTGGGCGAGTTTGTGGACTCCCTGGTTGAGCAAGTGCCGGAAGACCAGCGGGAGTTGATACCCGACCTTCCCCCGGCCCAAAAGGGCAAGTGGTTACAGGCCGCGTTGGCAAGGGGCCTTTTCGGTGGGCAGCCTGCCGCCAGCGGTCCCGACGCCAAAAGGCCGGGAGGCAGTCCCTCCCCTGACATTGACCAAATGAGCCCGCGCCAAATGAGGGCGTCGGGTTACAAGTCATAAGGAGCAAGACGCATGCTGACCCTCTTGGAAGCTGCCAAGCTTCAAACCGACAGCCTGAAGCGGGGGGTGATCGAAGAGTTCCCCCGCACCAGCCCCGTTCTGGAAAGGCTCCCTTTCCAGACCATCCAGGGCAACGCCTACACCTACAACCGTGAAGCGGCCTTGCCGGGCATCGCCTTCCGGGGCATCAACGAGAGCTACACCGAGAGCACCGGCACGGTGAACCCGGTAACCGAGGCCCTGAAGATCATGGGCGGGGTGAGCGACGTTGACCGCGCCTTGGTCAAGACCCAGGGCAACGTCAATGACCTCCGCTCCACCCATGACGGCCTCAAGGCCAAGGCCGCCAGCTTGTTCTTCACCAAGTGCTTTTTCAAGGGCGACAGTGAAGACGACGCCAAGTCCTTTGACGGCATGGAAAAGCGCCTGACCGGAAACCAGGTCATTGACATGGGCTCCAGTTCCGGCGGGGACACCCTTACCCTGGCCAAGCTGGACGAGCTGATAGACGCGGTGGTGGGCGGCCCGGATGTGCTGTTCATGAACAAGACCTTGCGGCGCAAGGTCAACGCCCTGGTCAGGGCTACCGGCGCGGCCGTGGAAACCGTGTCTGACAGCTTCGGCCGTCAGATGAACGCCTATGCGGGCGTGCCCATCGGCGTCATTGAAAACGACCACGAGGATAACGCCATTTTGGGCTTCAGCGAGGCTTGCCCCGGTGGAGG